CGGGCGGCGTGACCGTACCGCGCCCGATGGCGGATGCCATCATCGGCCTGCTGCGCCCGCGCGTGACCGTGCTGGCATCGGGGGCCGTGGTGCATGACATGCCCGCCGGTGAAATGCGCAACGCCCGCGTGACCGGTGCGCCGACCGCGAGTTACGAGGCGGAAAACGCATCGATCCCCGAAAGCGAACCGACCTTCGACAAGGTGGACGAGACGTTCAAGAAGCTGACCTGCCTTGTGCCGATCAGCAACAGCCTGTTGCGCCACGCCAATCCGTCCAGCAGCGTCGCGCTGCTGATCCGCAACCTGATCATTCAGGAAATGGCGCTGAAGCAGGACATCGCGTTCCTGCGCTATGACGGCACCGGCAACCTGCCCAAGGGGTTGATCAGCTGGGCGCTGGCCGGTCAGACGCAGACCGGGATCGCGGCAACGGCGGCTGCGGCGGAGGCGGCAATTCGGCGCGCGGCCAGCGATGTCGAGGATGCCAATGTCGCCATGCTGTCGCCCGGCTGGATCATGCGCGCCAGCGCCAAGAACTGGCTGGCCAGCCTGAAAGACGCGACCAGCGGCTTTCCGGTGTTCCCGTCGATCGAGCAGAATGGCCAACTGATGGGCTATCCGATCAGGACCACGTCGCAGCTGCCCAACAATCTGGGCGTCGGCACCAACGAAACCGAGATCCTGTTTGCGGATTTCGCTGAAATCATGGTCGGCGATACGCAGGACATCATCCTGGCGCAATCGACCGAGGCGTCTTACGTCACCGGCGGCACCACCTACAGCGCGTTCCAGCAGGACAAGACGCTGATGCGGGCCATCGGTGAACATGACATCGCGCCGATGCACGACGAAGCGATTTCGGTGATCAACGGTGTCGCCTGGTCGCTCTGATCGCCTGACCTGACATCTGCGCCGCCCGGGTGACCTGGCGGCGCATGCAGCAACCCCTCAACCCGGGGGGCCAAGAACCATGGAGAATTGAAGATGAGCAAGAAAACCCGCGTGGTCTTTCTGCGCCAGCACGGCGCTTACGTCACAGGCGATATTGCCGGATTCGAGGGCGATGCGCTGACCCGCCTGAAATCGCTGAAACCCGAAGTGATTGCCGAATGCGACGCGAAGGGCAAGCCACTGGCCAAGGCCAAGAAAGACACCAAGGCGACCGGTGCCGCTGATGCGGCGAAGGCGGACACCACGGTGACCGACGCCGCCGCCAAGGCGAAGACGGAGCCGGGTGCGCCGCCGATGCAGGGCGCGAAGTAAGCAGGGGCCGGGCCAGTGCAATACACCGGAGTATCCGACAACCCGCTGATCGTCACGGCGGCGGATTTCAAGCTCGCGACGCACATCCGCGCGGCGGATATCGATGATGACGCGGTGTTCGACGTGATCCTGCGCGCCGCGCAAGAGGCGGTATTGGATGCAACGGCCCGGCCTGCGCCTGAAGGGACATATGAATTCGAGGCCGACTATACCGGTTGGCGGCGGTGGTGGTTTCCCTGCGCCCCCGTGGTCAGCATCGACAAGATCGAGGCGAGCGACGCGGATGGCGCGTGGGTCACCCAAAGCCTGACCGACGTTCGCCTGATCCAGCCATGGACCGAACCGCAGCTGCTGCTGCCCGACGCGCTTGATGCTGCCGCCGATCAGGTGCGCATCACGGCGACATGCGGGCATGATGCGGCGCGCATTCCGCAGAAGCTGCGGCAGGCGATCATCCTGCTGGCCAAGGAATGGCAGGACGCCGGAATTGCAGTGGACGCCCCCGATATCGCGCCGCGCCTGACCATGGGTGCACGGCGGCTGATTTCATCGGTGCGCTNCATGCGCCCGCATGAGACGGCAGGCTGCTGATGCGCCGCGATCGGCTGGTCACGTTTCTGGGCGACGCGGGTGGCGCGGCCAATGCGCTCAATGAACCGGCGCAGGATTTTCAGCCGATCGGCGATGCCTATGCCGCGCGCGAGGATCTGGACATGGCCGAGGCCCGCGCCGCCGGTGAGACCATGGCGATTGCGATGGCGCGGTTCACCGTGCGCGAGAACGACATGACGCGCGGCCTGACCGCCGACAACCGGCTGCGCGTCGAGGCGCTAGATTGGAAAATTACGCGGATCGTGCCGAGCGCCAAGTCACGGCGCGGGTATCTGGATATAACAGCTGTGAGGCGGGCCGATGGTTAGCATGAAGGTGGAAGGGTTTCGCGCACTGGAACGCGAAATGTTGAAGCTGTCGCGCGCCGGGGCCAAGGCCAGTGCACGGCGTATCCTGAAAAAGGCGGGCGGGATCACCTTGGCGGCCGCACTGCCGCGTGTTCCTGAATTGAGCGGCGCGCTGAAGGAAAGCTACGGCGTGGGCACAAGGTTGACGCCTGCCCAGAAAAAGGCAACGCGCCGCAGCAGCAAGAACCAAGTGGAAGTCTATATCGGTGCCAGCGATCCGGCGGCGGTTCAGACCGAGTTCGGCAACGATCATCAGGCGGCGGAACCGCATCTGCGCCCGGCCTGGGATGGCACAAGGCATCGCGTGCTGGAGTTCATCAAGGATGAACTGTGGGCCGATGTGCAAAAGGCCATCGGGCGGCAGGCCCGGCGTGCGGCCAAGGCGCGGCTCTGATGCAAGAGGCGCTGACATCCCTGCTGCTGGCGCATGCGCCGCTGACCGGCCTTGTGGGCACGCGGGTGCATTGGCTGCGCCTGCCCGAGGCAGTGAAGGGCTATCCATACGTCAACCTGCAGGTTGTCAGTGCGCCGCAGAGCTATCACAGCCAAGGCGTCGACGTGCTGGAACAGACCCGCGTGCAGGTGGACGTCTGGGCGGAAACATACACCAGTGCGGTCGCGGTGGTGCGGGTGCTGGAAACCCTGCTGAGCGGCTATCGCGGGGACGTGGGCAGCGTGCAGTTTCGTGGGATTTTTCTGGATGGTGCCCGCGATGGGACGGGCGAAACGGTGAAGGGCGAAAAGGTTCTGTTTCGCCATTCGATGGACTTCATGATCAACTGGAAGGAATGATCCAATGACTGCAGATGCAGATATCGGCCACGGTTTTCAATTCGAGCGCGGCGACGGTGCGACGCCAGAGGTCTTCGCGACGGTCGGGGAAATCATGGATCCGGCCCTGCCAAAGCTGGAACGCGATGCGCGCGAGGTGACGCATGCGCAATCGCCCGAGGGCTGGCGCGAGTATATTCGCGGCCTGCTGAACGCCGCCGAATTCAGCCTGACCCTGAACTATAACCCCGGCAACACCGCGATGCCGCTGTTGATGGGCGATCTGACCGCCACCAATCAGGTGCCGGTCAACTACAAGGGCACGCTACCCGATGGCACCACCTGGGATTTTGCGGCTCTGGTGACCGGAATCGGCCCGTCGATTCCGGTTGACGACAAGATGGAAGTTGAAGTGACGTTCCAGCCGACCGGCAAGCCGGTCATCGTGGTGGTCTGATGGGCAACAAGTTGAAAGGCCAGGTCACATTCGAGGCGCAGGGCAAAACCTGGTGCCTCGAATTCACGCCAAACGCCTTTTGCGCGCTGGAAGACGCCACCGGCAAGGGTGCGATGGCGTTTATCGCCGGGCTGGAACGGGCCGCGACCGATCTGCACGTCTCTGATGTGCGGGTGTTGTTCTGGGCCGGTCTGGCCGATGGTGCGCCGGATCTAACCCTGCAGCAGGCGGGCGGGCTGATGCGTGACCTGGGCGGCATGACGGGAGCCATGGCGCTGGTCGAGCGGGCTTTGGGGCTGGCGATGCCGGACGCCGATGCGGGCAAGGCCGAAAAGCCGGGAAAGACGCCGGGAAAGACGGGGGCGTCGCGCCGGAAATAGACTGGGCGCACCACCTGCGCGTCTGGGTCGAGGCTGGGCAACCGGCGGACCTTTTCTGGCGCACCACGCTGCGCCTGCAGGCGGTGATCCTGTCGGGCGCGGCGCGCAGCATAGAGCGTCAGCAACTGTTCTTTGAATACAACGCCTGGGCGGCGGGTCGGCTGGGGATGACCGGCTATCACAATCCGAAAAAGTTTCCAGCCTTTGAAAAGTTCAGAACGAAATCGGGCGCGCGGCGGTCGCGCCCGGACTGGCGTGCAATGAAGGCCATGGTGATCGCGCATGTCGCGGCGTCCGGTGGCGAAATCAGAAAACGGGAGTGACCATGAGCGGGAATGCAGTCATCGGCGCGCTGCGCGTTGCCCTGGGGATGGACAGCGCAGCCTTTGAAAAGGGTGCAACCAAGGCGCAGCGACGGCTGAATGCGTTCGAGCGGCGGCTGAAAGCCGTGTCGCGGCGGATGAAGTCGATCGGTCGCAGCATGTCGCTGGCGGTCACCGCGCCGCTGACCGGGCTGGTTTACAAATCCGTCGCCGCCATGAAGGAACAGGAACAGGCNATCGCGGCGGTGGATGCCGCACTTGCCAGCATGGGCGACAAGGCCGGGTTCACCAGTCAGGAACTGCAGGACATGGCCAGCGCGCTGCAGGAAAACTCGCTGTTCGGTGACGAGGCGATCCTGAAGAAGGTCACCGCGAACCTGCTGACCTTTGGCAACATCAGCGGCGACGTGTTCAAGCGCACGCAGCAGGCCGCACTGGACCTGTCGGCCCGGCTTGGGCAGGATCTGCAATCTTCTGCCGTCATGCTGGGCAAGGCGCTGAATGATCCGGTGCAGGGGCTGACGGCCCTGTCACGGGTCGGCGTCAGCTTCACCGAACAGCAAAAAGCCATGATCAAGGAAATGGCATTGGCAGGCAATGTCGCCGGGGCGCAGGCATTGATGCTGGACCTGCTGGAACAACAATACAAAGGGCAAGCGGCGGCGCTGGCCAACACCGACAGCGGCAAGATCACCCAAGCCTGGAACGCGATCGGCGATGCCATGGAAAAGATTGGCGCGATCGTCCTTCCGATCCTGGCCGAGATGGCGGGCAAAGTGAAAGCGGCGGCGGAGTGGTTCCAGCAACTGTCGCCTGACACGCAGGCGTTCGTTGTTAAGGCCGGGCTGCTGGCGGCGGCTTTGGGGCCGGTGGTCACGGCCCTGGGGCTGTTCCTGGGGGCCGTCGGGCCGATTGCGGCGGCAGTGCTGGCGATCGCGTCGCCCATAGGTGTGGTCGTGGCCGCGATCGGTGCCCTGGGGGTTGCGATCTATAGCAACTGGGACACGATCAAGGGCTGGGCGGCGGACATCCCGAAGCTGGCCAAGGCGGCGATCGACGGGATCAAGAACGCATTTTCCAATGCTGTTTCTGCGATAACCGCAAAGGTTCGCGAAATCTGGACCGCAATCAAAACCGAGGTCGGGTCATGGCCGGGAAAAATGAAGCAAATCGGCATCGACATGATCAAGGCGCTTTTTGATGGGTTGACAGGTGCGTCAGCGGCGGCGGAGCGCGCAAGGCTGCAAGGCGAAGCCATGGCCAAGTACTACGGCGAGGGTGGCGTCATTGGGCTGGATCGCTCCAAACCGGATTTGGATGCGGCTGCAGCGGAAATCTCTGACTATTTGGACAATCGATTTCGGGAGGACAACGAAGTCCAGTCGCCATCGCGCCGCTACGCCCGTCTGGGTGAAATGCTGATGCAGGGCTTGGGCCTTGGTATTCAGGGCGGCACGGCTGCGGCTGCGGCGCAGATGCGCACATCGGCTACGGCCATTGCGGCAGAAATGCAGATCGGCACGGCAGAAGGTCTAGAAGACAGTGTCGCCGGGATGGAAAACGCGATGGAACGCCTGGGTCAGACCAGCGGCAACGTCTTTCAGCGCATGGGCCGCTGGCTGGTTGATCTGGCGAAGGGCGCGACGACGCTGGGCGAAACGCTGATAAACGCGGCCCGGTCATTCGCCAATAACCTTGGCCAGCAAGGCATG